CATGTCACTGATGGCCCTCATTGCCTCGCTTATTCCGGAGTGCCATTCATAATCTGATTCCGGATCTGCCGACAATTCGGCTGGCAAATCATTGGATAGCTCCACCGGGGGAAGTTCCAGTTCCTCTTCCGGGTCATCTGTTGGCTGATCCAGTGTACCAGTGCCCACCTTGCCGATGGCATGGTCATTGAGGTATTTGCTGAAATGACTTACAATCTTAGCCTGCTCTGTATAGGCAGCCCGGTCTTCTTCGGTCTGTTCTGCCATCACCCGGTTGTAAGTCACTACTGGACGAACCTTGTCAAGGTAGCGGTCGTTCTGGAACAGGAAGACATCCGTAGGCTTGCCCTCTTCATCCGGCAGGTAGTAGGCCGTCACCTTGCGGTTGTTTGATTCCAGCTGCTCCAGCACTTCCGGGCCGCTCAGCCACCAATCTGCATTTGCCACACGTACTGTGGAATTTCTACGAATACTGGTCTCTACCTTTTCCCCGATATATCTGCTCAAAGTCAATTTATCAAGCGGTCGAAGGGTCGGATTGATTTTGGCTACAAGCACATCCCAACGGGTCATTCCGGGATATTTCTTTTGATTGGGGTGAAGCGTATTGTTCCATTCTTCACAATCGCGACGGTCATCCGCCACAAGCTCTTCAAACGTATAATACTTTCTGTCTTCCCAGGTGTGGTTACTGCTGTCGCTCACTTTCTTCTGATCCACCCGCCGTGCACCCTTACCATACCAGCGACCAATGCCTTCATGGTTCTTATGTGCTATGGTTGTCTTGAACACACCGTTCAGAACTTCAGAATATTTCTCCTGTGAGTTCTGTGGAGCACAGAAATGCACAAACTTAAATACCTCACCTGCCTTTAGGAATCCTTCTTTATACTTGCTCATCAAGTGCTGCTCCACCTCAATACCGGCTGGAATACCCCATCCGTTGCGTTCGATGAACCGGAACATATCACGGAAACAGTCCACTACCAAAGCATCATCCTTATCTCGCCCGTAGGCCAGCCCGATACGGCACTGGCTCACCACATCATAGGCATAATAAGCATGCACATACTCACCGCCCTTCATTCGGCGCGGCAAATCCACGTCATCCATCGTAATTTGTGACAGAGAAAAATCACCGCCATGGCGATGCATGTGAGGCATTTGCTCATGATAGAACTCCATACGCCCACGCAAGGCTTTCTCTATCAGCAGCTGGTTTGCCGGGTTGTTCAGAATGTTCCGGATAGTGCTTTCGCTCAGTTCTTTCGGCTCCCCGTTCTTGTCCGTAAAGTTTTCCGGGTTGAATATCTCTCCTGTTTCCAGATCCCATACTTCCAGCTCACCGCATACAAATGACAGATACATTTCATGCACATCGCTGCCGTATGGTTGGTTGGGAAGTACTTTCAAACTCATCACCAGGCGTTCGTCCATGTGAGTTACCTTCCGCTTGTTCTGATTGCCGAATTTTCCGGTTATCAAACATTCATAACCGTATTGCTTATATTCGTTCACTTTCTTGCGGAAGCGCAGTGTACTGGCAGGAAGGTCATGACCAAAGTCTTCGCGTAGGGTCTCGATGGTGGTGGCCATCATGTCCCAGTTATATTTTTCACCCATCAGTTTACGGTAATCATTGCTTCTGTTATAAAGCTTGATACAAGTATTCAGAACTGAAGCATTCACCGCATATTTCCGGGCAAGTTCGTCTGTAGCTCTGTTGCTGGAAGAATGGGAGGCCCAATCCAAGAAATAAGCTACTGCAGCCTGATCCAACACATAGTTTGACAGTATCCAGTGGCGAAGTGCCTGCTCTGTTCCACCGGGGTTGTCTTCCTTCACCCGTTCCAGACACTCGGTAGGCAGACTATTGAGGGCGACCAACGCGCAATTTCCAGCAGCACCTCCACCACGGCGCACCACCTTGATACGACCACGGTTCACCCAGTTCCTATAACAGGATTCGGTGATATAGCCGCCATCGATGAGCTCTCGTGCAGAAATACACTGTATGTTACCGTAATACACCAACATAGTCACCTCCTATCTCAATGCAGATGCAAACGCTTTTATGTGGTCAATTTCCGAAACCATTACATGCTCGTAAGTCTTCACTGTTTCTCCCTTGAATATTACCTGGCCGCTACCATCCTTGCGGTCAAGCTCTATAAGAGCACCATTGGGACAATATAGGCGGGATACTTTGTCATAGTCGTGAAAAACCTCCACCTCCGGAATAACAACCATCACAATACCGCCACGGTCCATGGCCAACTTACGGATCTTTGCAGAAAGTTCGGAGTTACCACGACGGTCATCAAACCGGATAGCGTTATAAACAGTCTTCTCTGTCACGTTGAGGGCCTTTGCGATAAAGTCGCGGTCAGCTTTCGTAATGTGAATGTACCTCTTGTTCATATCTCACTTATTTTAATGATTAATATTGGAGGGAGTCCGGGGAATCGAACCCCGGCGCAAGAACCATGCACTCCCGTGTGTCTTTCCACACCGTCACCCGTCTCTTAACGCCTTCCGGGTCGTCACGCTGGGTTATCCTGAATCTATTTGCCTTGTTCCTCTATCATCGAAAGGACAACCTTTCTGTCTTCATCCCAAAGCGGAAGCCCCAATTCGATGGTCCGTTTCACCACTTCCACCTCACCGGCCAGCCTTACCGCTTGATTGCGGAAATCGGTATCGTCATACGCATGCGCCTTGCCTATCAGGAAGTCGGTCAGGTTGCCGATAACTTCCTTTTGCCGTTCACATTTCATCTCATAGTTCAGCACCCGTACATGGACTTCGCGGATAATCCGGCTGTCCCCGTGTTTCTTGAAATCTTTGCAGAACTCATCCTTGTTCATCGAAGTGTTCAGATAAACCGCATGGATGTAATCAAAATCCTCTGCTGTAGGGGTTATCCCCGTCCGTTCCATAAATTCTTGCTGTGTCATAAACTCACTTATTTTATTGTATTATTCTGCATCTTCAATTTTGAAAGAAAAGCACTTATCCGCCAATACTCTTTTTACAAAGTCTAAGTCGTATCTATCAGCTGAAAAGAAAACTGCCTGATAATCTACACTGGGATAAGCCTTGATTGCTGTTGTATCTACCATCTTCTTGACCAGTCCGTAAAGAGCTTCGGCGGTCTCGGCTGTTGCTTGAGCTATAATTACTTTTGCTTTCATTTTCTTTAATCCTTAAAATTCGCTAATCACACGCCTTTTTTGTATATTTGGCGCGCTGTTTACATCTTAAACACGCTGCAAATATATAGAATTATTTCAATACATCAAACTAAATATGGAAGAAAATCAATATAAGGATATGAATTTTATAGAAAGACTTCAATATTTCATGGAGAAAAAGGGCATAAATGACAATCAAATGACTGTTAATGCCGGTCTTTCTGTTGGACTTATTGGGAAAGCAAAGGTGTCTGGCAAAGGCATGAGCTCAATGAATATTGAAAAAATTCTATTAGCCTATCCGGAATTATCTGCCGATTGGTTACTTACTGGTGCAGGAAGCATGTTGAAAGATGATTTGAACGGCATTAAAACAATAGACGAAGCAAATTCTTCGACTCTGCCTACCACATCTATGAACCCATCCATCGGTACACCATACTACGATGTGGACTTTATCGGGGGCTTTGATGAAGTGTTTAATTCACAGGTAAACATACCTGCCACCAACATTGTAATAAGGGGATTCGAAAAAGCCAGCCTTTGGTGCAATGTCACCGGGCACTCCATGGAACCCAAAATAAACCATGGCGACATCATTGCCCTGCACCAATGCACACTCAACGACATCCAATATGGCGAAATCTATGCAGTGGTGTTGGATACCATCCGCACCATTAAAATCCTCCGCAGGTCGCCGGATCCGGACAAGCTGCGCTTCATCCCCATCAACACCAATGACTACGATGAACAGGAATTCGACAAATCACGCATCATCAATGTCTTTGAAGTAATCGGAAGTATCAGCAAGTTCTTCTAAGTGGTACACGCATGCCTCCTACAGAAGGCTAAAAAAGGACGCACGCACACACTTTTGAAGGAATTTACCTGAAGCAAACTCGTAAATACACTGTAAATCAAAGGATTTATTTTATTATAATAAGGTATATCACACAAACAAGTGTCGTTTTTCCTCTCTGAAAACAGAGAAAAACGGCACTTGCTTTCATTTATAACATAGTTTCCTATTTCGGGCGTACCCTCTGAGAACTGAAAAAGTAACCCCTAAAGTAACCCCTAACTTAAAGAAGTAGTAACCCCTAACAGTAACCCCAATAGTAACCCCTAACCAAATAAAACCAACCGTAGGGGCATAAAAAAAGGGAGCCATAAGCTCCCCAATCAGCATTCAAAGAAATAACGCCTACAAGCCTTTCTAACGGCGCTATTATATCGTTCTAACCATTCCCTTACTACCACCCGAGATGAGCGTAGATTGCTTAATTATAGCCTTTTTCGTGCATATTGTGCCGTTACCAGACAGCCCGGCATGAAGCAGGTAATTCTTGGTTGCCCCCACCTGATCTGCCGTCAGAACCGTATAAACAGCCGATATACTGCTGAAATACCAATCTTTCTGCTTCGTCCCGTCTATTTTATGCAGCAAATGCACATGAATCACTTTTGCCATATTCGTTTCTATTATGCTGCAAATATACCAAATAATACTTATTTGGAAGAATTTTAAGGCAACATCTTTAAAAATAGGCACAAAAAAACGGCCACACAGCCGTTCACACCATCATATAACAAAATCCATCAACCCAGCCATAAAACGGCCACACAGCCGAAAATAAAACCCTTCCAGGCCGTTTTAGCCCCATCTGCAAGCCCGATGTAAAGCAATCCCCCGAATATCCGAAGAAAAGCCCCTCAAACGTAAAGCAGATGTAAGCCATGTAAAGAGAAAAACCGCTTCGAAATATTCAGCCCATTTTCCCGATCATGCCTAAACCCTTTGGTTTTCAAAACCTTTCGCCCATTTTTCCCGACCATTGAAAAAACCGCTTCGTTCTATGCCCCATATATCAAAATGGAATTTGAATGTTACCACTAATATCTTCACTTACCATAGAGCAATCTTGCAACTTATGTAAATCTTCAATATGTTTAATCAGATTATCATAGTTTCCAAGATTTTCAATTTCTTCACGCCTTGCCTTGCTCAGCTTACAAAACTCTTCTTCCTGTTCTAGTCCTGCAAATCTTCGACCACACAGATTAGCAGCTATACCTGTTGTAGAACTACCACTAAATGGGTCAAGAATCCAATCTCCTTGATTGGTTGAAGCAAGAATCATCCGAACAAGAAGGCGTAAGGGCTTTTGTGTAGGATGCTTACCGCAAGTCTTTTCCCAACGACCGATAGCTGGCATTCGCCACACATCCGTCATTTGCTTACCTCCATTCAACTCTTTCATCAGATCGTAGTTGAATTTGTGAGGTACTTTCTGCATCTTTCTCGCCCAAATAACGAACTCTGTGGAGTATTTGAAATATCGGCATGAGATATTGACTGGTGGGTTTGTCTTCTCCCATGTGATTACATTCAAGATCTTATAGCCAAGTTCTGTCAGACAATTAGCCACAGAAAAGATATTGTGATAAGTACCGCTTATCCAAATTGTACCATTGTCTTTCAACTTGTCACGACACAAGCGTAGCCATTCCATATTGAATGCCATCATATCCTCTTGCGACTTACCTTTGTCCCAATTCCCTTTATTCACGCATACGACTTTACCGCTCTGCAACGATATTCCACCATTGGAGAGGAAATAAGGAGGGTCGGCAAATATCATGTCGAACTTGAAATCAAACTCTTTGAGAAGTTTGAAACAGTCGCCGCTGGCTATGAGAAAGTCATTGGCTAAAGAACGATAGTATGACTGTATCACGTTTATAAATCTTGTTTTATTTCTGCAATAAACTCAGGAAGTGTTGTGAAATTGTAAACCCTTGGAATTTCATAATACGCTTCTTCTAACTTTGACTTTGCAGAGTTCCATCCTTTTCCGTCTGTTATCCACACGAATTCAAAACCATCTACATTTTTTATTGCAGCTGATAATTCTCGGTAGGCGCGAGCAACTTCATTAAGTTTAGAACCACCATCATTATAAAAATTCACTTCTATCAAGAATGTTTTTGATTGAGTCTTTACAACAAAATCAAAACGCTTTTTGTCTGCTCCCAATACAGCTCTTAGTTCATCGTATTCAGTGGAATAAACCTCTGTGCCATGAGGAATGCCATTTGTTTGCAAAATTCTATGTAGTAATGATTCTGTAGCATCTCCACTTCTATTCTTTCTCGCATGTGTATCAAGACCTGCTTCAACTCCAAAAACATAATCAACCAAATCATGCACATCTTTATTCTTAAAGAAATCAGCAAGACCTGTTTCATTGAAAAACTTCATTATTCCATCGACAGATGAAAACAATGTTTTTATCAATTTTATCTCTCCATCGACATCTATGAACTTTTTCTTGCCCTCTCTTCTGGTGGCAATAAGAATGTCAAGTACGTTGAAAACCTTTGGGTCTCTATCCCAAAGTGCCTTCACAGCCGAGTACAAATCATCCTTACCTAACAAGAAATTCAGCATATTTAAGCTGATTTCGATGTTTTGCACATTACGACGTATTTTATTGAAATCTGTATAAAAATCAAGAGTTGCATTTGTCTCTTTCAATTGAGACATAAATTTATCGAAATCTTTAAGCATAAGCCTTTTGTTTTATAGCCACACGTTGTGACTTGTGGTTGTTAATATTGTTCAATTGCCAATCTTTCGTGTTGCGATAACTATGGACTAACAGTTCGGAAATCTTTCCTCGTTTCGCTCCGTTTGCATTCACATTACGAGAAGCCATAACTCTATCAATATAGTAATCAGCATATAGTACATCGAAGAAATTATCTGCTTCATTTTTTCCTTTGCAGTCAGAATTGCTCAACATAAAGCTATGTCCCTCAGATACCACTTTGTCACAGAACTCTTTCAGTCTAACTTGTGAATCATCATTGAACGCTTCTTTTGTATAGTCATTAAAACTTGAAGTGTCACTAAGCGGACGGTAAGGAGGATCAAGATAGAACAAAGTTTTGCCATTAGCACAAAGCAAAGTATTCTCAAAATCACCTTCCAATATTTCCACTCGTTTCAACAACTCACTATCTGCTCTAAGTGTATCTTCATCACAAATCTGTGGCTGCATGTACTTTCCGCAAGGAACATTGAACAGACCTTTTTTGTTTACACGATACAAACCATTGAAACAGGTACGGTTTAGGAAGAAGAACTTTGCTGTATTCTCTATCGGGTCAAGATTCTTCTCATTGTAGCGTTGACGTACAGCCATAAACATCTCACGTTTCGCCTCCATGTCTTGCAAAGCGTAATATTGGGCTTGAATATCCTGCAATGCAGGAATCAACTCTTCCACATTGTCACGTACAGTTCTATAACATGTAACCAAATCGCTGTTAATATCGTTGATCACAGCACGTTTGATATTTGGATGCTGTTGCAGCATGTAGAACAACATAGCCCCACCACCAACGAATGGCTCTATGTATGTCGCATCATCCCAATTATCAAAGTCAGCTGGGAGTTTTGCTTCCAGTTGTTCAATGAGTTGTCCTTTACCGCCAACCCATTTGATGAATGGTTTTGCTTTTGTATTCAT